ACAGGAAATTTTGAAGATGTCTTTAGCAATTTTGGATTCGGCGGAGGTGGTCCGTTTGGATTCGGCGGAAGGCAACCGCAAAGAAACAAGACTATCAACATCACTGTGGATCTTTCGTTGGAAGACGTTTTGAAAGGCAAAGATCTAGATGCAGAACTTGCCGTGCCCGGGGGTAGAAAAAAAATAATTAATATAAGTATTCCTTCTGGGATTGAGGGTGGTCAGCAGATCAGATATCAAGGCATGGGAGATGCCAGCATTCAAGGCATACCGCCGGGCGATCTAATCGTTAACATACGTGTGGCACCACATCCCATATTCAGGCGAGAAGGCGATGCACTAATCATCGAGAAAAATATTTCAGTGTGGGAAGCCATTCTAGGTTGTACCCTAGACCTACAAACCTTAGACGGAAAAAAATTAACTATCACGGTGCCGCCAGGCACACAGCCAGAAACTGTGTTGAGCTGTCGCAATGAGGGCTTGCCAAATATGCGAAATAGACAAAGAGGAAATCTATTGATAAACATCAAAGTGGTTATACCTAGAAATTTAACTGCTGCACAAATTGCTGCTGTCGAAAATTGTAAAAATGGATTTTAAACTAGATGCTCATGAGAGCTTGATGCAGGTGAGTGAGCCTTGGGATTTTACCACCCAAGATTCTAAAATGCATGCCAAGCATTTAGCCGATGCCATGATTGAATTCATGACTGCTCAAAAAGGAATAGGACTAGCTGCCAATCAAATCGGTATTGCACAACGTGTGTTTACCATGGGCAGTTATAACATCGAAGGATTTCCCATTCCTTTTGCTGTGTTTAATCCCAAGATTATAAGTACAAGTAACACACAAGAACTTGCAGAAGAAGGATGTTTAAGTTATCCTAATTTATGGTTGAAGGTTACCCGACCTTGCAGTATTGTAGCAGAATATCAAGACAGCGACAGCAACACGCATACCGTGGAAATGTCTGGACTTATTGCAAGATGCTTTCAACATGAATTAGATCACTTGAACGGTGTATGTTTTGTTGACAAAGTCTCTCCTATGAGACTACAATTAGCTATGAAGAAACTTAGGAAAAGGAAATAAATGATCGAGCCAAGTCAGAACTTACAGCGTATATTCGATAATGCTGTGCAAGTTGCCAAACAATTGCAACATGAATATATCACCATAGAACATTTAGTCTACAGTATCATATGTGACGAGGAGTCATTTAAGATAGTAGAAAACTATGGCGCCGATGCTAACTTTATCAAAAGCAATCTAGATCATTATATCAAAAATAATCTCAAAGAAATTGTTGTTGTAGAAACAGAGTATAAGCCCAAAAAGACTAGTTCAGTTGAACGTGTGTTAAATCGTTGTTTTACCCAAGTATTGTTTAGTGGACGCCAACGCATGGAAGTGGCTGACATCATAATCAGTGTGCTCAGTGAAAAAAATAGTTTCAGTTTTTACTTCCTGACCAAAGGTGGGTTAACCAAAGACAAATTTGTCAAATACTTTCAAGAAAATATTGTTGTAGAAGAAGAAGAACAACCCATGCAGATAGTTAATAATAATCAGGTAGAAAGAATTCTCAATCAATTCTGTACCAATCTCAGTCTACATGCCAAACAACGCAAGATCGATCCTGTTATTGGTCGAGATGAAGAACTAGAAAAAATACAATTGATACTGGCTCGCCGTAGCAAATCTAATGTGTTAATGGTAGGTGATCCAGGGGTTGGCAAGACTGCCATAGCTGAAGGATTGGCTCGCAAGATCTTTGAAAAGAAAGTTCCCAAGTTCATCCAGGATCATCAAGTATACACTCTTGATATCAGTGCGTTACTAGCTGGATCAAAATATCGTGGGGATTTCGAAGAAAGAATCAAGGCCGTGTTATCTGCACTAGAAAAGAAAGGCAAGATCATTCTTTTTATTGATGAGGCGCACATGATGCAGGGTGCTGGTGCTGCTAATCAAAGTTCCAACGACATGGCCAATATGTTGAAACCTATACTTACCAAAGGTGTTCTCAAACTGATAGCATCAACAACATGGGAAGAATATCGCAAGCACTTTGAAAAAGATCGTGCATTGATGCGCAGATTCCAACGTGTTACAGTTGACGAGCCAAGTCCGGAAATGTCAGTAAAGATTCTCAAGGGCATTCGCAAATACTATGAGAAACATCACAACGTTAAGATTACAGATGCCGCAGTAGAACAGGCTGTTAAACTTTCTATTAAGTATATGGCAGACAAAAAGTTGCCCGACAAGGCCATAGACATCATAGACTGTGCGGCTGCAAGATACAAACTCAAAGATGACGAAACCATGGATGGTGTTGAACAACTTGTAGATGTTGAGCAGGTGGTATACGAACTTAGTAAAATGATCAACATGCCTTTAGAAAGTGTGGCACAAAAAGAAAGTAAAAATCTTGCAGATCTAGAAGGCGGCATGAAAGCCGCAGTCTATGGACAGGATGGTGCTGTTGATACCCTGTTAGACAAAATATTTGTAGCGCAGGCCGGAATGAAATCACCAAACAAACCTATAGGAAGTTTTTTATTCTTGGGACCCACGGGCTGCGGTAAAACAGAAACTGCCAAGCAATTGGCTGATAAGATGTCAATGACATTGGTAAGATTTGACATGGGTGAGTATCAAGAAAAACATTCTGTGGCTCGATTGATAGGTGCACCTCCGGGCTATGTAGGCTACGAAGACAATGCCGGACAATTGATTACAAAACTACAGGAAACACCCAACTGCATACTGTTATTGGATGAAATTGAAAAAGCTCATCCTGATGTCACAAACATCTTGTTGGCATTCATGGACAATGGCTTTGTCACAGGATCTAATGGCAAAGTGGCCGATGGCAGAAATTGTATTCTAATTATGACATCAAATCTTGGTGCCAGAGACAACGAAAACAACACTATTGGTTTTGGAGAACTAGAAAAAGATGGTGAAGATGACAAAGCAGTGAAAAAATTCTTTGCGCCGGAGTTTCGTAATAGACTAGATGCTGTAATAAAGTTCTCTAAATTATCTCAGACTGTGGTTATACAGATTGTTAAAAAGTTTGTGGCAGAGCTCAATGATCAGTTAAAAGACAAAAACATTGAGATAGTTTTGAACAATGAAGCTGTAAAGTGGCTGGCAGATCAAGGCTTTGATTCTAAAATGGGTGCAAGACCGCTGGCTCGTTTAATCGACAACAAGTTGAAATCGCCGTTGAGTCGTAAGGTATTATTCGGTGACCTTCAGAACGGTGGTAGGGTAAATGTGCAGTTACAAGATTCAGATTTAGTATTTGAAATTACGGAACTGCCTAAGCCACTGTCTAAAGAAGAAAGAAAAGCTCTTAAAAGAACACAGCCAGTGGTAGAGGTCATTAAAGATGTTGAAAAGCAAGACAACTAGTAGAAAATTCTACGGTAAATGGTTATACAAGGCATCTATCAATATTCCAGGTGTTGCAATTCTACGTTCAAAATCTTTAGATGATATTATTGATTTTTTGATAAAACCTTTACCCCAAACTACAAATTATAGGCATAGTCTCAATGTCAAAGCACATACCAATGCTATATATTTGACCAAGTTATGCAAATTTTTAAAACCACTTGAAATTCAACTATGGACAAAACGTATCGAAACCAATCAATTGGATTTCTATACCAACGACCAATCGATATACAATGATTTCTGTAAGAAATTTAGTTTGATTCTTACGCAAAAATTTGAACCTGCAGCTGATGATCTAGAATTACTTAATAATCAATATACAATTATAACTAAAAAATTACCGCACAACAGGTATAGATACAGAGCATTTCTTAGACCACATAAAATGAAAAGTGATCTAGATGCCAAACAGAAATACATAGAGTGGATCGAGCTGCAAGGTGATAAAGTGCGCCTAAGTAAGAGAGTCAAAGAGTGGTTTATTAAAACTGATTGGAATTGGGATCGTAGATACCTATTGGTAGAAGACACTCCAACCTTGCTAATGCTGCAAATGCGTAGTGGAGAGGCTATAGGCAAGGTATACGAATACGTGGTAGTCGATAAATAACTGATGTCCACTGAAAATCAAGTATTATTATCAAATATCACTGCCGAAGCAGCTGATTCTACCTATGTGTATGGCTCTAAACAGCCAGGTGCAGGCTATCATAAACGTAGCGATAGCATGCATACAGCCACATATTCAGTGAATTCATTTGTCGGAGCAATCAAACTCCAGGCCACATTGGCGTTGTATCCAGCAGATTCTGATTGGTTTGACATAGATGGCACAGATATAGGACTTGGTTCTGATAGTTCTGCATGGACCATTACAAATTCTATTAATTTTACCGGGAATTTTGTATGGCTACGTGCTGCATACAATCTACAGAACGGTACTATTATAGAAATCCGATATAATTATTAACTCCTAACATTCGATAAATATAGTATGACCTTACGGAATCATATTATATGCTATTGAAAGAAATGTTTAGCCCAGTTGGCGCACCTAAAGACGAGCAGCCTGACATAGATTGGATCGGCGATCTTAAATTCTATATGGACAATAACGATCAAATGCTGAACAAGCATTTCTTCCCTGCGGTTAAACGACATAAAGAACACCGTGGCAATCCTAACGCATATAAAATTTATATTCGTACACTAGAAGGCTGCTTAGAAAGCTATTGCGAAAAGTACGAAGTTGAAGATCGTGAAGAAAAGTTCCCTAAAGAAAAACTAGAAGAGTTAGCAAAGCAAATAGCAACTCAACAAGAAAAGTTTATGGAAAAAGGCGACTACGATAAATGAAACTCCTAGAACTTTTTGAACAATCAGGCAAAACTGCTGCTGTTGCATTTGGCAGGATGAACCCTCCTACAATTGGCCATCAGAAGGTGGTTGCTGCTATCTTGAAACAGAAAGCCGATGCTCATTTTCTATTTGTGTCGCAAACTCACAAACCAACTGGCAAGAACAAAACAAGATATGAAAACCCATTGCCGTTTGATGTTAAACTGGGATTTATAGAAAAGGCATTTCCCGATATTGATATTGGTGATACTTCAGTGAGTACTGCTATCGGTCTACTGCAATTTTTAGAAAAACAGGGATTTGACAACGTTATCTTTGTAGGCGGTTCGGATCGTGTAGCTAGTTTTACTGAACTGTTTAACAATCAAAACGGTGTTGATTACAATTTAAAATCAATTAAAGTTGTGTCTAGTGGTGCTAGAGATCCTGATGCTGAAGGTGCTGAAGGTATGAGTGCAAGCAAGATGAGAGCCGCTGCTATTGCCAATGACTTTGAATCATTTAAGACAGGATTGCCAGCAGGACTGAGTGGCGATGCTGAAGAAGTGTTTGCTGCGGTTAGACAAGGACTCGAGCCTTGGCTAGAATATGCAGAAAGTTTAGATGAAGTTAGTTGGCAAGGAATTAAAAAAGGTGCTGCTGCTGCTGGACTTGCTGGGGCAATGGCTTTCGGTGCTTCTGGGGCCAATGCTCGAGTTACTCCTGGCGATGATCCCAATATCAATCGATTAACAGGCAAACCAATCGCTACGCAACAGGCAACTGATACCGCACCTGCAAAAGCAGAAGCACCAAAAGGTTTCAGTAAAGAATATCTACAGGCTGTAGTAGATGGTAAACATCCGAGACCTATGGTCAGTGTTGAAAAAGCAAAAGAATTATTAAAAAATATGACAGAAAAAGAATCTGTTGAAATTACAGAACTTGCTGATGACGATGCCTACTACAAATATATTGTAGCAAAAGTAAAAACCTCTAGACCTTTAAGTAATCGAGAAAAAGAGTTTTTAAAAACCTATACACTACTCAATAAAAAAACCGAGAGTTCAAAGATTCCCTTTGCTGGTGCCAAGGTAGGACATAAGGAAGGTCCTGCAGGTCAATGGCGTAATAAAGGCCCTAAGGCAAACAAGCCAGCAAAAGTTGGAGACCTAGTAGGCGGATCGGCATCTTAAGGTGTTAAGGAAAATTAAATGAAAGCAAAAGAATTTATACCAGCAACTAAGCCTAGAAACTTTGTGGCAAAAAATCAAAAGACCGCAGGTGCTGGCCCACACAAAGATAAGAAACGGGCCGGGGCGCGGGGCGATATTAAACATAAGGCTAAACAGTACGAGGAAGGTGTGGCGGAAGGTGACTATCCGGATGGATCATCTGTTAAAACACCAGATTCATCTGAATGGCAACAGCAGTATCAACAAGCAGTTGACAAAGTGAATAATGCCAAGACTCAACAAGAATACGAAGCCGCAAGTGAAAGAGCTGGCAAGATTAAAGATTTTCTAGCAAGCAAAGGAATTAAAGTAGGACCAGTATTAGGAAAAGGCATGGCGGAAGGTACGCCTGGTAATGACTTCCGTGTCGGACAACGAGTAATCTATACTACAGGCAGGGGAGAAAAGTTTCCTTCTATAGTTACTGCTGTTGATTTTGACGAAGACGCTGTTAAAATTAAAAGTGCAAACAACAAACCGTTCCCCAATAGTGGCGGCGATATTGAAATAGTAGTCGATCCAGGTTGGAAGTTTTTAACTCCGGAACCAGGTGTTGACCCTAATTCTGTTATTGCTGTGTCACCAAGTATGAGAAAAACTACAGAACGAGTGCGAGATCCAGAAGATTGGGACGAAGGCAACACCGAACCTCCAAACAACTTCGCTGTATATATTAACGGCAAGAAATGGAAAGTATTCAAAGGTCGTGGACAGTATGCAGACGACGATCGTGAACAAGCTCACTATGAACAGCTAAAAGGTTGGGCTCGTAAGAAATCAGAAGAGACTGGCAAGAAGTGGGAGATTTCTATTACAGGCGAAGGTCCAACTGCATAATGGATGAACTTGCTGACATCAAACGCCTAGCAGGCATTACTGAGTTCAAAGGTTTAAAGCCTTACGGCGGTAGCAATATCAGTGTTACAGGAATGACCAATCAAGAACTTGAACGCAAGCACGATATTAGACCAGGAACACCAGAATGGTTCCAATTATGGTTTAGTTTGCCTTACCTAACCGGCGAAAAGAAAATAGGGGATACCAAATGGTTGAGATAACAGAATCAGCAAAATCAAAGATTATGGATTTGCTGCTAGAAGAAGATAATCCAAAACTGGCATTACGTACCTTTGTACAAGGTGGCGGATGCAGTGGCTTTAGCTATGGCTTTACATTCGATGAAGAAAAGAATGAAGATGATTTTGAATTTCCTATCAACGAACAATACAATGTGCTAGTGGATGCAATGAGCATGCAATATCTACAAGGTGCTGTTATTGATTACAAAGAAGAAGTTATGGGTAGTCAATTTGTTATTACTAATCCCAATGCACAATCAACTTGTGGTTGTGGATCAAGTTTTTCAGTATGAACCCAGATCAATATCCAGTGTATCCAGAAGATGACGGCCACGATAGATTTCGTAATCCCTATTCACCAGTATGAAAGCCAAAGAATTTATCATTGAAAGAAAAAAATCTAAACGTAGATCAAGAAGTGCTGCTTGGGGTCCTGATCCCTACGGTGGCTATGGTTATTATGCAGGATATAGCGGAGATTCAAGCGGTGAAGGTGGTGGTGAAGGTGGTGGTGAAAGCGTAGAACACGAAAACTTTGCTGACGGAAAGCGTCCACAGGACAAAGGCGATAGCAAGCGCCATGGGATAAATACCAAAGCATCAGTAAGTTCGCTTCGTAAAACTGCTAAACAGGGCGGTCGCAAAGGACAACTTGCACATTGGTTAGCTAATATGAAAGCTGGTAGGGCTAAGAAAAAATGAAATTATACGAAATTTTAACAGAAGGTGTGGCAGGACCAAAAAACTGCTGGCCAGGCCATCGTAAAGTTGGTACACAGCCCGGTACTGGTAAGAACAAAGGCAAACGTGTCAACGACTGCGAAGAGATTAAAAAAGAAGATGTCGAAGAAGAATTTGACACTATTGAAGAAACAATCAATTACATAGCAGAAGCAAATGGCGTTGATCCTGAAGTTGTTTGGGAAGACTTAGAAACACTCACAGATGACGAGCTGTATGTATTTGCGTTCACACATGAGCCTGTTAACGAAGATTGGCAAAAGGCCAACAAGCGAGACAAGACTGATGGTATGAGCAAGAAGGCTGTTAATGCCTATCGTCGCGAGAATCCAGGTAGCAAACTAAAGACTGCTGTGACTACCAAGCCAAGTAAGTTAAAGAAAGGTTCTAAAGCCAGTAAACGCAGATCAAGCTATTGCTCACGCAGCCGTGGACAAATGAAAATGCATAGCATTAGCTGTGCTAAAACTCCCGATAAAGCAATTTGTAAAGCCCGTAGACGCTGGAACTGCTAATAAATACATTATGAAAATTAAAGAGTTGTTTGAAACAGCATCTAGCATGGGTGCTGGCGATGTTGCTACATTTATCAAGGGTGGTTCTGGAACAGATGTAGGCACACTCTTTGGGGGTAGTTATCAGCAAAAAACTGTTAAAAAACCCAAGTCTAAGAAGCCTCGCGAAAGTATATTAAGAAGATAAATATAGTATGGACTTTAAAAAACACGATCACGAAGCAAGTATGGCAAAAGCAGAGCTAGCTCAAATAGCTAAAAATGCCATGGCTGTTTATCGTATGATCAAAGAAGGCGACAATTTAGATGGTTGGATCAGCAGTTATATCTCTGTGGCCAATGATCATTTGAATTCTGTTCATGAAAAGATGGATTACGAATCTCAAGCACAAGGAGCCGTTAATCAGGGTCCTCGAGAATTTGAAGAAACAGTGCAGTACGAAATTAAAAGCAATCTGTGCGAGCAGTGGCTAGCGAAAAAATATCAAGGAAGATAAAAAATGGATTTCAAATCATTACTTAACAAATTAGACAGCATGGAAGCTCCTCCACAGACACCGGCTGCACCAGTTTTAGAAAAAGCTGTTCAACTAAACGAAGATGCACAATTACGTGTTCTAAGTGGACGTTCTACATATGTTGCTGAAGCTAAGAAAAAAGCCGAAGAAGATGTTAAAGAAGAAAAATCTTCAACTGGTGGCACTATTGATCGTTCTACAAAAGGTGTTACCAAACACAAAGAAAATCCCAATCGTTTCAGTGATGAGCCACACACTGAACCAAAGTCAGGGGCCAAATCACAAAGTGCAGCAGACAAAGCAGATGACAAAGCTGCTGACAAAGCTGCCGCTAAAGATTCTAAAGATTACGAAAAGAAAAATCCAGGCACAGTAACTCGTGTTAAAGATGGCAAGAAAGTAGAAAGCATCGAACCACAATTCAAAAGCAAATTCATGAAGATGGTGGAAGCAGCTAAAGAACAAAGCGAAGCTGAAAAAGCAGAGGCCAAGAGAAAGAAAGAGCAAGAGAAAGAAGATAAGAAAAAGAAAATAGCCAAGATCATGGACGAAGCAATGGATCCGGTTGGCAAGGAAGATGACGACGTCAACAACGATGGTGAGAAAAATAAGACCGATGACTATTTAAAGAATCGTCGTGCCGCAGTCAGCAAGGCTATTGGCGGCAAGAAAGAAGGCGGCAAGACAGGAATGAGTGCAAAGCAAGAAAAATTCTTTGGAAAAAAGAAGACTGTTAAAGAGTCAATTGAAAATATCCTATCATTCAAAGACATGATCAAACTTGTGCAAGAGAGTGGCGGTCAACAACAAATTGATGCAGTTGATCAAGAACTGTTTGCATGGGCTCAACGTGTTGCAAAACAAAAAATTGGTGAAGGCCTAAAAGCTGATGTGTATGCAGGTATGGTATACGAGCGCATGGGTGGTGTATTTGAAATGTACGATGTACTAAGCGAAGACCAAAAGTAATTTAACCAATCGCACTCAAAAGCCGGCAATTTAGTTGACCGGCTTTTTTGTTGACTATATAATAGCTATATAGGAGAAAATTATGTCAACTAGAATGTACGGTCCCGAAGAAAAAGCAAAACTAGAACGTCTTATTAACGAAGGCGGAAATGTACTACGTGAAGTAGAAGATCTTAAAGAGGGACTTAAAGAAACTGTTAAAGCTGTTGCAGAAGAACTACAGATCAAGCCATCAGTTATTAACAAAGCAATTTCTATTGCACATAAAGACAACTGGAAAGATCACGAACAAGAATGGAATGACATTGAAATGATTCTTGGTGTCACTAAACGTCTACCAGAATGATTGACAAAATCTTTGCGCCAACTCTACAATGGATAAAAGATGACTTTAAATCCCATCGAGTTCGCTTTGTTGTTGAGTTGCTTGCTTGGGCTATCAGTATTGGCTGTTCAATTACTATGGCACTTACCGTACCCACACCTCCGTTACTTACTCTTTACCCTGTGTGGATCCTTGGTTGTGCTATGTATGCTTGGGCTAGTTGGACTAGGAAATCTTTTGGCATGCTGGCTAACTATATACTGTTGACCACAATTGATAGTGTTGGACTAGCAAGAATGCTAATTAATTAAATAAAGTAAGAAGGTAGGCGTGGCCATAAACCGCACATTGGTATTTGCAAGCCCTAAATTGCATAGGAGAAAAATTTGAGTTACGTAGACGCTTTCTATAATAGAGAGCAGGATATCATCAATGTTGTTGAACGCAATGATAAAGGCGAACGACATTACAAAGAATATCCTGCACGACATGTTTTTTATTACCCGGATGCCAAGGGTAAATTTACAAGTATTTTTGGACAGTCATTGTCCAGAGTAAGTTCCAAAAATGTCAAAGAACATCGCAAAGAACTTGCAATTCATTCAAACAAAAAACTGTTTGAAAGTGATATCAACCCAATCTATCGTTGTCTAGAAGACAACTATCTTAATCAAGACGCACCAAAATTAAATGTAGCGTTCTTTGACATTGAGGTGGACTTTGATCCAGAACGTGGCTATGCATCACCTGAAGATGCGTTTATGCCAATCACTGCTATTGCTGTCTACCTACAATGGATGCAGACTATGGTCTGTTTAGCAATTCCCCCTAAGACATTGTCAATGGAAGAAGCTACTAAACAGGTAGCAGAATTTCCTAACACTATGCTGTTTGACAACGAAGCAGATATGTTAGACACATTCTTAGATCTAATACAAGATGCAGATGTACTGAGTGGTTGGAACAGTGAGGGCTTTGATATTCCTTACACAGTTAATCGTGTGACCAAAGTTTTGAGCAAAGAGGACACACGCAGATTCTGCTTGTGGGATCAATTCCCCAAGAAACGAGAGTATGAAAAATACGGCAAGGCCGCTGTCACATACGATCTAATTGGCCGTGTACACCTAGACAGTCTTGAACTATATCGCAAGTACACATACGAAGAACGCCATACCTATCGACTGGATGCTATTGGAGAGATGGAGATCGGTGAAAACAAGACTGTGTACGAAGGCACACTGGATCAATTGTACAACAACGATTTCCGTAGATTTATCGAATACAACAGACAAGACTGTATGCTGTTAGAAAAACTAGACAAGAAGCTAAAGTTCTTGGATCTTGCTAACACACTGGCACATGAATGTACTGTGCTGTTGCAGACCACAATGGGTGCGGTAGCTGTTACTGAGCAGGCCATTATTAACGAAGCTCACAAGCGTGGAATGATTGTTCCTAATAGAATATCTCGTGAAGAAGGCTTTAGTAATCAGGCTGCTGGTGCGTATGTTGCCTATCCTAAGAAAGGTATTCATGAGTGGATCGGTTCACTAGATATTAACTCGCTGTATCCGTCAGCAATTCGTGCGCTCAACATGGGTCCAGAAACTATTATTGGGCAGTTGCGTCAAGATGGCACCAAGGCATTCATTGACGGTGAGATTGCCAAAGGCAAAAGTTTTGCATCAGCATGGGAAGGCATCTTTGGTTCATTAGAATATGCAGCCGTACTAGAAAAAAATGTTGGTCGTGAAATCGTTATTGACTGGGAAGACGGTGGCTCTGATACACTAAGTGCTGCTCAGGCCTATGATCTAATCTTTGAAAGTAATCAGCCGTGGATGGTTAGTGCCAACGGAACTATTTTCACTTATGAAAAAGAAGGTATTATTCCGGGCTTGCTCAAGCGTTGGTATGCAGAACGTAAAGACATGCAGGCCAAACTCAAAGACTGCATTGCAGCTGGCAACAAGATTGAAGAAGAATACTGGGACAAGCGTCAGTTGGTCAAGAAGATTAACTTAAACAGTTTGTATGGTGCTATTTTGAATCCAGGTTGCCGCTTCTTTGATAACCGTATTGGACAAAGTACCACGCTAACAGGTCGTGCCATTGCCAAGCATATGGCTGGCAAAGTCAATGAGATCATTACCGGCGAAAACAATCACACAGGTAAAGCAATTATCTATGGTGATACAGACTCTTGTTATTTTTCGGCTTACACCACCCTTAAGAAAGAAATAGATCGAGGAGCTCTGCCGTGGACAAAAGAAAGTGTTGTTGAACTCTATGACACCATCGGTGAAGAAGTAAACTCAACATTTCCTAAGTTCATGCAGGATGCGTTTCACTGTCCTAAGACTCGTGGTGAAGTTATTAAAGCTGGTCGTGAAATTGTTGCCAGTCGTGGCTTATTCATTACTAAGAAACGATATGCTGTGCTTTACTATGACAAAGAAGGCAAACGTGCAGACGTAGACGGTAAGCCGGGCAAGATCAAGGCCATGGGTTTAGATCTGAAGCGCAGTGATACTCCTGTGATTATCCAAGACTTCTTAAGTGAAGTCTTGACCAAGGTTTTAAATAACGGCACCAAAGAAGATGTGCTGGAATATATCACTAACTTTCGAACTGAGTTCAAGACTAGACCAGGTTGGGAGAAAGGATCACCTAAACGTGCCAACAACATTACAGAGTACGCTGCTAAAGAAAAGAAAGCAGGTAAGACTAACATGCCCGGACACGTTCGTGCAAGTCTTAACTGGAATACACTAAAACGTATGATGGATGACAAATACTCTGTGGCAATTACCGACGGTGCTAAAGTGATCGTTTGTAAGGTCAAAGATAATCCAATGGGGTATACATCAGTAGCCTACCCCGTAGATGAACTTAGACTACCTCAATGGTTTAAGGACTTGCCTTTCAACGATGCTGAAATGGAAAATGCAGTTATCGATGAAAAGTTAGAAAACTTGATTGGTGTTTTGGAATGGGACATCAGTTCAACTCGCAGTGATAATACATTCGCAAAATTGTTTGACTTTGAGTAAATTGCGGTTGCTTTTTACTCTAGATCTAAATATAATCTTAATATACAGGAGAACTTTCAATGAAAGATATTTTACAAGACATCGTGTCACACACACAAAACCTAGGCTTCTTAACCACAGTTAAAGTCACAGGCACAGACAAAGGCACAACTATCAACTCAATGGCCGATGACCGTTCAGTGATTATGGAGGCAGAAACTGCTAATCCGTACCCAGACATGATTGGTGTGTTTGGCATGCCACAATTAAACAAATTAAAATATTTGTTAGATGGTGCTGAATACAAAGAAAATGCTAAAATTTCTATTACCACAGCAGATCGCAATGGTGAAACAATTCCAACAGGCTTACACTTTGAAAACAAAGACGGCGATTTTAAAAACGACTATCGTTTTATGAATGCTGAAATTATCAACGAAAAGATGAAGACTGTCAAGTTCCGTGGAGTTAAGTGGGATGTAGAACTAGAGCCAACTGTATCCGCAGTTCAACGTTTTAACTTCCAAGCAGGTGCTCATAACGAACATCCAACATTCTTGGCAAAGACAGACGGTGGCAACCTAAAGTTTATCTTTGGTGATGCATCAACACACGCAGGTGAGTTTATATTTGCACAAAACGTTGTAGGCAAACTTGATCGTGGTTGGACTTGGCCTGTTATGCCAATCTTAAGTATTCTTAAGATTGCAGATGTCAACAACACCAAGATGTCGTTGAGCAATGAAGGTGCTATTCAAATTACTCTTGACAGCGGCCTAGCATCATACAAATATATCATTCCAGCACAAGCGGCCTAATATGAAAGAACCAGTCAATTTAACTCCACTACAAAAAGACTATGCGGTATACTTACCTGCTATTAGTTCTTTTTATAGTACCTACGTTGCTAAACAGCGATTAGAAGAATTTGTACCCAACGATCGTATTCCTGCAGGATTCGATCGTGGCATTGAAGGTATGAACTTTTTAAATCCCGAACAAGGCTACTTTACCTACAAGTATGCTTTATATTCAGCAGGTCATGCACAATTAGATTTGAATAAGAGCATGACACAGGAGTCGATGATTCAACAGAGAGATCGTGCTAACACAATGATCTTGGGCGACTCCGGTGGATACCAAATTGGTAAGGGTGTGTTAAAGTTTGATTGGCTCAACTTCGAAGGCCCCGCTGCAAACAAGACACGACAAAATATTTTAGAGTGGCTTGAACTAACTGCTGATTGGTCCATGATGCTAGACGTTCCAACATGGGCATGTGATCACATTCACAGTCCCAAGACTGGATTGAAAACATTTGAAGATTGTCTAGAAAAGACACGATTCAATAACGATTACTTCTTGCAAAATCGTCTAGGCCAGACCAAATGGCTCAACGTACTGCAAGGCGGAGACTGGGATACTGCTGAAAAGTGGTATAACGGCGTGAAAGAATTTAGTGATCCCAAAGGCAAATATGCCGGTAAGGAAGCAGAAGGTTGGGCAATGGGTGGCGCTAATATGTGCAAGATGCCCATTACACTAAAGAGGTTGATAACATTGAGAGACGAAGGTCTCTTAGAAGGCAAGGACTGGATGCACTTTTTAGGTACAGCACAGCTTGACTGGTCGTGTTATCTTACATTAATTCAACGTGAAATTAAAAAGCACATAAATGAAAACTTTACCATCTCTTTTGATTGCGCCTCACCGTTCATTGCAACAGCACACGGACTTGTCTACACCAACGCCCAGCACACCAACAAACGGTGGAGTGTTATCATGGACAAAGCCCCAGACACAAAAACCCTTAGCCAGAATTTTAACATCCCCTTCCCATTTGAAAGTGAATTCGGAAGTAGATTATCAATAGGCGATATCTGTTGGTACAAGCCTGGAATGCTTAACAAGATCAACAAAGAAGGTAAAACTTCTTGGGATAGCTTCAGCTATGCACTAATGATGGGGCATAATGTTGAATGTCATATTAAGGCCGTACAACGTGCTCAACAATTCATGGATATTGAATGTGCTAAACATAAGCCTGACTGGCGTATGTGGGGCGTTGAAGGCAAGAAAGAAATTGAATTCAGCGAATGGGTTCCACGCAAGATCCTTTACTTTGCCACATTCATTGAAGAATTGTTCAATACTAAAACTAAAGCCGAAGCATTTACATTGATCGACAATGCCAATCAATTCTTGACCAGTCTCGAAGGTGCTCGACTACAAGGCGGGCCAGTTGCCTATGGCAATAAAGATCTGTTTGATTGGGGTGATGCCAAGAAAGTTAAAGAAGAAGAATTTGATCAACAAGATGATGATGAGCTACGTGCATTGGAAGAAATCGTTCAAGGAGCATAATTTATGTACGAACAGAGAATTAAACATTTGGAAGAAGCACATCATGCTTTGGACAAACAAGTTGACACTTTGGAAAGAACAGGCCTGTTTGAAGACCTAAAATTAGAGCAATTGAAAAAAGAAAGGTTGCTCTTAAAGGATAAAATTGCTATACTAAAGCATAAGCAACAACTTCACACACAGGCATAACATGGTCCAACTGAACATATTTGAATTGAACAAAATTAAAACAATCTGCGAAGCTGTTGGCACAGAGTATTTTACTCTTGAGCAAACAAATAGTTCAGGCATTGGTAGGGTATTAACAATGATTTATGATACAGAAATAGCAGACTATCCTGCTAGTGTTCGTGTCGAAGTATCTGGCGTGGAGACGTGGTAATGAAACAAGAACTAGATAAGTTGTTGTGTGAGAAGTATCCTAAGATGATGGTGAACCGCAACAAGAACATGCAGGAAACTTGTATGTGTTGGGGGTTCGAATGTGGCGATGGTTGGTTTAATATCCTAGATCAGCTTATGAGCAATATCCAACATCATATTGATTGGAATAATCAAAATTTTGACAAAGGTTACAAGCAATACAAACAAGTTGCGCAGGTAACTCTGGATCAGGTTAAGGAAAAGTTTGGTACACTACGTTTTTACTACACAGGTGGTGATGACATTATTGACGGTATGGTACGTATGGCAGAAAGCATGAGTGGATGTACCTGTGAGGAATGTGGCAATATCGGAAAAAGTCGCGGCGGCGGTTGGATCCATACTTACTGTGATCCTTGCGAAGAAGCACGTGAACTAGCACGTAAAAAGGCAGCTGATGAATACGAATTTAAAAAACTTCTCAAAGAAGGCAGTGAACAATGAAATGTACAACCTGTGGTCAAGCTATTTCAGAAACTTGTTCTTGGAACCAAGGACGATGCCCGCATCTGCCTAGTCTTGCAGAACAAATCATAAACAATCCCTACAAGGCACGTTTTCTTAATCTACTTAAATTTTTTAAAATCATAAAATGAAAAGAAATTATTCCACTGGTATAGAAACTGCTATAGAGTTTTTTACAGGCATTGAGATCGAAAAGACTCCTGCACATGGCATGAAAACACTGTTTGTTGTAGGAGTGCATGACGATCAAATTATTACCACCATGGCCAAGAACAATGATTGCACACACATCTATTTTGGTGCTAATCAAAGTTTTAAAACCGATGGCGTTAATGATGCACACAATTGGCGCATGTGGGAAGACATGATCTATGTCTGCTTGGAAGAGGGCTACTGGTGTACACTAGACTTAGATGTCAGTGAAGTTGAAGGACTTCTTGAAAGCGGGCTTGTTGAGAAACAGCAGTTTATTCCGCAGATTTCGGTTAAACTGCCCTATTTACAACAGCTGGGATATAATGCTACAATAAAGATAGACGACAAAGATTTTAAGGCAACAAATCCTGGAGTGTGGTGCCATAACCTCCATGACCTACTTGGTAGAGACAAGTTTACCAGTTGGGATCAATATGGCAAAGATGAGATTATAAAATGAGTGGTGGATATGCAGTAGCATCAACAGCAAAGCAGAGACGGGTTCCGCGAATGACCGGCTCTAATCAAGTAAATCGTGCAAGACAATATATACAACAAAAACCTATGAAATTATCAATTAGAGAACGAATTCGAAACTGGCTGTTAAAAGACGTTGACGACGCCGAGCTAGTATACGCTGAGGATTGCGACGGCGTTGACCTACATTCTCAAGGTTTCCGTTTACAAGTTTATGGTGCTAGCGGTGGTACTATTGTAGAGACAACTAAGTACGACCAAAAGAAAGATGAGAATCGTCACAGTCTATACGTGGTCACTGAAGACAAAGATCTCGGTCAAGAATTAGCAAAAATTATAACCATGGAGCAACTGCGATGAAACATCCCAATCTAGATGTAAAAAAAATCACGATAAAAGAAACTGATGCATACAGAGTTCGTGTTGAAAGTTGGGAAAGTATAAGTCCACAAGGACTGTTTGCAGTAGATATCATTCAAGAATGTTTAGACACTGAGAAAAATATCACTGAATCCAGTACCTACAATTTTCACATGACTAGAGAAGAAATTAAAACGCTGTGCGAAGGACTGTTGTCATTATGATTATCAAACAAGACATTAGACCCAACAAAATGATTTGGGTTACCTTTCAGAAAGAAGGTATGCACAAATATCCAGCGGCGCTGACAGACCCAGCACTTGCTACAGGAGATGAATATGATGTAAGTTTCCTAGGCTATCCGCATCGGCATATCTTCCACTTTAAAGTTTGGATTGGTGTTACCCACGATGATCGAGATATTGAGTTTATTCAGTTTAAACGATGGTTGCTAAATCTTTATAAAGATGCTACACTTAGTTTAGACTACAAGAGTTGTGAAATGATGTCAGGCGATTTGTATGACGTCATTAACAAAAAGTATCCAGGTCGTGAGGTTTGGATTGAGGTCTCCGAAGACGGAGAAAATGGTTCATTTATTAAGTACTAAAAGGAAAGCTATAATGGCTAAGAATTACAGAGATTATTCCTATTTTGAAAATCGTCCCGACGTTGTTCGGATCTTTGATGACTTGGATACATATCTAGATTGGTGTAGATTAGAACTGCAACCATTTAATCCTGCAGATCTCTATAAGAGAGATTCTGTAACTTATCAGTCTTACCTGGCAAGTCGTCGTCCAGCAAGACGCCCATATTTAGGCAACAAGCCTCGTTGGGACAATAACGGTCGTCGCAATGAGCAGAATTTTTCTCGTTGATCTAGAAGCAGTTGAGACAAGGTACACGGGTCAATGGAAGACTCATGTACCTGCACTCTTACGAAAGGCAGGACACAATGTCAACATTATATCAGGTCCTACGGACATTCCTAGTGCTACCACTCCTGGGGCATTTCTCAACTTTGGCGGCACTAATATCTACAAGGCTAGTCAAGTTGAGCAGATGGGCCGTTTATTTTGTTCCGGAGCAGTTAAGCCTGGCGATCATTTTTTGTTTACTGACGCTTGGCATCCTGGTATCATAAACTTAAAGTATATGAGCGAGTTGCTGGGCATTCCAATAACAACACATGGCTTATGGCATGCTGGTTCATATGATCCGCAAGACTTCCTAGGACGTCTTGTTGGCAACAAGCCTTGGGTGCGTAATGCAGAGAAATCGTTCTTTTCTGCCTTTGATCACAACTACTTTGCCACTGACTTTCATATTGAATTGTTTAATAGAGAATTACTGAACAATGGGCATACTGTAGAAAATCCTTGGTACGAGGAAGAACTTAAAGAAATACTTGCAGGCGAGTATCCTAAGTTTGTACGCACAGGTTGGCCTATGGAGTATATGCAGGACACTTTGCTAATGTATAAGAACATGAAGAAGCGTGATCTTATTCTATTCCCGCATCGTGTTGCTCCAGAGAAACAGGTTGAAATATTCCGTGATCTAAAACATCAGTTGCCGCAATATGAATTTGTTGTTTGTCAAGATCAACAGTTGACCAAAAATGAATATCACAATTTGTTAGGTGAAGCAAAAATGGTATTCAGTGCCAATCTACAAGAAACACTGGGTATCAGTTGGTACGAAGGTGCTATTGTGGATGCTATTCCAATGGTGCCGGATCGCCTAAGCTATAGCGAAATGGCTCTTGATACATTTAAGTATCCTAGCAAATGGACTGAAAGTTTTGAAGCATATACTGTATATCGTCCAGACATCTGTAAAACAATTATAGAACATATGGAAAATTACAGAACTCGTATATCTAGCCTAAATAAACAGGTAGATATACTAAAAGAAAACTTTTTTAGTTGCAATAAACTATTAGAGATGTTAAAATAATATAACAAATGTCATCCACGACATTAACTCGGAGAAATAAAATTGACAAGTAAAGAAACAGGCTTGGACGCAATGGCAGGCGATGGCGGATATGAAGAAGCATACCTATCAGATGTACTTCGCTTTAAAATGAAGCGTGAAGGAAAACGCTTTTGGGCAGGCGATAACATCAGCGACTATCTGTATGAAGGCGATATAGAACGACTAATTGACGAAGCAACGCCCGCATTTGAACAAGTGCTAGACAAGTTGCTCATTGATCGCGAGAAC